CCACAGATACATAGCAAAGAGACATATCAAAGAACAGAAGCGCGCATATCCATTTTCACAAGAAAACATCGATATGACATGCCCGTTTCTTGATAATAGCAAGCAAAAAGAGAAATGTGCAATATATGCGGTTCGCCCTCGGATATGCAGAGATTTTATCTGCTGTCCGAGTAAAAGACCGCCGATTGATGATTGGGGTTACAAATTAAAGTGTAAGGTAGTTGATGTCAGAAAGGAGTTTTTCGGATGAGAGTAATTTCACAGGACGGAATAGTAGATTTCCCTTACGAAAAGGCAGTTTTATATGTTGAATATGAAAGCGTTATTGCAAAAGTGGGTGACGAAAGATGTGTAATTGGAATTTATTCAACCGAAGAAAAGGCAATTAAGGCTATGGAAATTTTTAGAGAAAAATATGAAAATAATGAGTTCTATCATCATATGGCTAATTCACAGCGTTTTGAAGAATCGTTGAGAATTCTAAGTAATGAAAAATTCAAAGAAGCAACGAGCGAGTATTTTCGGTTTCCGCAGGATGATGAAATCGAGGTGTGAGCATGAGATTAAAATGCTTAGGCTCATCGTCAGCAGGGAATTGTTATTTGCTGACTTCCGACAACGGAGAAACGCTTATCCTTGATTGCGGAATACCGATTAAGGAGATTAAGAAAGGCTTGAATTGGAATATAAGAAGTGTGGTTGGCTGTATAGTCAGCCACGCTCATTCCGATCATAGCAAGTCGGTAAAAGATTTTAATGATATGGGAATACCTGTATTTGAACCATACATAACTGAAAAGCCTATGAAAATTGGCAATGGAGATTTTAGAATACAGGCATTTGATTTAACGACATTAGATGGCAGATGGACGCATACACACGCAAATGGCGAACCTTGCCCAATATACGGATTTCTGATTACACACAAAGAGATGGGTAAAATGCTTTATATTACCGATTGTGAACTAATCAAATGGAAATTCAAAGGCATCAATCACATTCTCTTGGGCGTTGATTATGACAAGGATTTAGTTGATAAGGACAATGACCCAAAGACAAGACACGTTTTCAAAGGTCACTTATCCATTGACACCGCTTGCGAGTTTGTAAAATCGAACAATTCAAATGATTTGCAGAATGTGATTATGTGCCATTTATCGAGTGAAAATGCAGATAAGGACTTATTTATCGAGAAGATGAAAAAAGTCGCTAGAAACGCAAATGTGGACGTTGCAGAGCCGGGAAAGGAATGGTTACTAAGAAACCCAAACGAATGCCCGTTTTAGAAAGGAGATTATATGGCTAAATACAAAGATATTTTAGGAAATGAAAGAGAATACGAAGATAGAACAGTAACAATCAGCCTTGAAAGATACAATGCTTTGATTATTAAAGAAGCTATTGCTGATAGCTTTGTAGATGTCAAGAAGAAAGAGAAAAACGATAATTAGTGAGGAGATGAATATATGCGACTTAAAGATGTTACAAGAAGATTTGATAGTAGCAAATTTTACAAAGGCAAGTACAAAAAGTTTGAGTGCCATATAAACTATTCTTCTAATTACGATAGCTGGTATTACTGCATATCATCCAACGATGAAAGAGATATAAGGTACAACAGTTTGTGGAATGGTATCAAATTCAAAACACAGGAAGAATGCGTGATTGATTGCCAGGAATACATTGACCAGATAATCAAATGCAGAAAGGAGCAGTAATGGAAAAATTGACAGAAAGAATTTATAATGTTCCGGATGGAGAATCTGACGTGTGGGTAAAAGAACACGATTATGTATCAGCTGCGGAAAAATTAGCTGAATATGAGGACTTAGAGGAACAGGGCAGACTTATCAAGTTGCCTTGCAGGGTGGGAGATAAAATTTTTCTTGATTTCGCAGGATTTGGAAAAGACGTAGACGAGTTTACGGTTGAAGACTTTCATTTGGATTGTTTTGAAGATGGAGGAGTTATACTGTTTTGCGATTATGAATCAAATGATGGGACTTTTTCAGGTCAAATTGATGTTATGGAATTTGGTAAAACAGTATTCCTCACAAAATCAGAAGCAGAAGCAAAACTGAAAGAATTGAGAGGTAGTAATGAGTAAAAGAAAAGCAATACCTAAAAAAGTAAGACAATCTGTATATCTCATGTATAACGGACATTGCGCTTACTGTGGTACAGAAATAGCTTACAAAGATATGCAGGTAGACCATGCAACACCGCTTAGGCTAGGTGGAGCAGACGACATTTCAAATTACATGCCAGCTTGCAGGAGTTGTAACCACTATAAATCCACTTTAGATGTCGAGGGATTTAGAAATTACTTGTCTGAAATACACAAAAGACTTATGCGTGATAGCATACCATATCAAGTGGCGGAGCGGTTTGGAATAGTTAAATATGTGTCGGATGATGTGAAATTTTATTTTGAAGAATTGAGAGGTGGAGAAAATGAGTGATAAGCAGAGCGATCTCACAGATAAAGAAATGGAAGATTTACAGAACATAGTAACCGACACATTGGCAAGTGTATGTGCTATGGCAGATAAGCACAACATCGACAGAGATAGTATGCTGAAATACTTTTCTGATATGCTCACAGCTTTTACAGAAGTGGCAAGCATACAGAATTATGAAACTAATCATACTTGCAACTGCCAGCACAACAGCAATTCAAGAGACGATGAGCCTTGCTGCAGATGTAATAGCAGAAAGACCAATGCCGACAAAATAAGGAATATGCCGTATGAAGAACTATCAGAATTTCTTGTTGGATTTAAAAACACATTCGGAGAGGAATACGAAGGACAGATCAGTTGCTTGGATTGGTTGCAATCAGAAGCAGAAATAGAGGGATAAAAATGAATGGAGTTAGATTTAAGTTTCATCTTGCGGTAATAAAATTTTATTTTTTAATAATAAGTTTATTGCATGAAAAATGTAACGAACACATTGCTAAAGCCGAGAAAATTCTAGGGGAATTAGAAAGGAGGAACGGCGAATGAGTATGAAACCAATATTGTTTAATACAGAAATGTTCGGGCGATTCTGGACGGGAGAAAGACTTGCACAAGGCGGTTGGTAAAATTTCTTTCTGGAAAGAATCCTAAATGGACTGGCTACATCAAAGATGGATCGATGCTGTATAACGGCAAGAACGAACCTTGTATCAGAACACAGCCATATCAGCCTGGAGATATCCTGTACATTCGGGAAACATGGGAGCGTTTTGAATGTCGGAACTGTGATGGAGACGAAAGAGGAAATTGCCCCAAAGAGCCAAAGAAAAGCGTTTTGGATAAAACTTGTGGTTGCTACATGTATCGGGCAACAGATGAAATAAGCGGAGACGCGAAGTGGCACCCATCCATTCACATGCCAAAAGAAGCCACGCGTATCTGGATTAAGGTTACGGATGTGAGGGTAGAGCGGCTGCAGGAGATGAAGCCGGTTAATGTGATAAAAGAGGGAGTTTATCCTGATTGTTGGGATTGTCTTAATACATACGGAGAAAGCGGTTCGCAGTGCTGTTATGGGACAGAAGAACAGTGCAGTCAATGTGATGAAATGATGATGGAATGGGAAAAACTTTGGAACTCCACCATCAAGAAATCCGACCTTGACTGCTATGGTTGGGATGCGAATCCTTACGTTTTCGTGATAGAATTTGTGAAAATTGATAAGCCGGAGGAAATACAAAATGCATGATACGCCACATTCAGAAGAAAGTAAAAAGAAAATGAGTGATTCTCATAAAGGAATCGTCAATAACGCAAGGAGAAGAAAAACTATTGTAAAAGACGGTATTACATTATATCAATGCGGAATATGTAAAGAGTTTAAGCCGTATGAGGAATTTTATAAGAATAAGCGGACGATTCTTGGAATTACGCCAGAATGTAAGAAATGTCATTGCAAAGAAAGCATAAGAACGAGAAATAAGGATACTGCAAGAGAAAATAATCAAAGGTATATGGAACGTGCGAGGAAAGCGGATATTGAAAAATTCAGAGAGCGTGACCGTAATCGTGAAAGAGAAAAAGATGAAAAGTATGTAGCAAGGAGAAAATTAAATAATGCTGTAAAACGTGGTGATGTTGTAAAACCAGAATTTTGTGAGGAATGCGGTAGAAAAGTAAGATTGACT